CTTGATCGAGGCAATCAATGAGAAGTTCGGTACTACGGCAACCAAAGCACAGATCGTCGATCTCTGCGAAGAGAAAGGTTTCCGCAAACCATCCTTTATTTTCAATAGCAAAGACATGCGTGTTGGTCGTGGTCTTTACGAGGTTCCAATGCTCTTGAAGTTTAAACCACAAGTTGATGAACCAGTTGCAAATACTTCTGCGACTCTGACTGCAGAGTTTGATGGGTTCAAAGAGAACCTAGTTCCTTCAGTCGATCCCCTGTTCGTTCCATTCGGCAACTACAAGACTGTTGAGAAGATCATCAAGTCTGGCATGTTCTATCCAGTGTATGTCACTGGTCTGTCTGGTAACGGTAAGACGTTCTCTGTTGAGCAAGCATGCGCAAAGACTCGTCGTGAAGTGATCCGTGTGAACTTCACACTTGAGACTGACGAAGACGACTTGATTGGTGGTTTCCGTCTGGTTGCAGGTGAGACCAAGTTCTTTAAAGGTCCAGTGATCGCTGCAATGGAGAAAGGTGCTGTCCTACTCCTCGACGAGATTGACCTTGCAAACCCTGCAAAGATTATGTGTCTTCAGTCAATCCTTGAAGGCAAGGGATACTTCATCAAGAAGACTGGTGAGTTCATCACACCTGCTGATGGTTTCACAGTTGTCGCAACTGGTAACACCAAGGGTAAAGGTTCTGACGATGGACGTTTCATCGGCACTAACGTGATGAACGAAGCATTCCTAGAACGTTTCCCAATCACTTGTGAGCAAGACTACCCAACACCAACAATCGAGAAGAAGATTCTTGGCAAAGTGTTTGCTGACCTTGAAGTCACTGATACTGAGTATTGTGAGAAGTTGGTCGATTGGGCAGACATTATTCGTAAGACATTCTACGATGGTGGTGTTGACGAGGTGATCTCAACTCGTCGTTTGGTTCACATCGCAAAGGCATACAGCATCTTTGAAGATCGTATGACTGCCATTGACATGTGTATTAATCGTTTCGATGAGGACACTAAGACATCTTTCCGTGACCTCTACGCAAAGATTGACTCCGGTGTTATGAATGAAGATGATAATGTTCCTTACTAAGGAGTATAAATAGTTTCTCTCAGGGGGTTGTAAAACCCCCACTTTTTTAGTATAATATAAATTATTGTTTCATTATAAAAGGTGAATGAATGGAAATTCAAGTTGAAATATCAGAATTAAAAAAACGCAAAATCTTTGTCGCAACACCAATGTACGGTGGTCAGTGTCATGGTATGTATACTAAGTCGACTGCAGACCTTGCAAAGATGGCAACACACTATGGAATTGATATTAAGTTCTTTTATCTTTTCAATGAGTCATTAATCACAAGAGCACGAAATTACTGTGTAGACGAATTTCTGCGTTCAGACTATACCCACTTAATGTTTATCGATTCTGATATTGGATTTGATCCAAATGACGTGCTTACTCTTGCAGCTTTGATGGACCCAGAAGCAGAAAATCCTAAAGAGATTATGTGTGGACCATATCCCAAGAAAACTATTGCATGGGAAAAGATCAAGCAAGCAGTCGACAAAGGATTTGCAGATGATAATCCTAACAACCTAGAAAAGTTTGTTGGTGATTTTGTATTCAATCCTGCACATGGGACAACTCAAATCCGAATCGACGAACCATGCTCGGTTCTAGAGGGTGGAACAGGATTTATGATGGTCTCTCGTTCTGCATTTGATAAATTCACAAAAGCATATCCAGATTATTCTTATCTGCCTGATCACATTCGAACTAAGCATTTCGATGGAACACGTGAGATTATGATGTTCTTCCAAGCATTGATCGATGAGAAGTCGAAACGATATTTGTCAGAAGATTACATGTTCTGTCAGTGGATGCGAGAGATTGGTGTCGAGACATGGATGTGTCCATGGATGAAACTGCTTCATACAGGTTCATATACGTTTGGAGGATCTCTTGCTGACCTTGCACAAGTGGGTGCTTCTGCAACTGCTGACGCAGGTTTGGTCAAAAAGATGAAGAAGTGATATGAGCAAGTTTCGTTATGATGAAGACAAGTACTTGAAAGAACTTTACAAGTACATTGAGAATACCTATGGTGAGCATTATAGTAAGAATAAGTTTCAAGCAACAGAGTTCATCATCGACTCCGGTCATGGTGATGGGTTTTGTATCGGAAACATACTCAAGTATGCACAGAGATATGGTAAGAAAGCAGGATACAATCGTGCTGACTTGCTTAAAGTGTTACACTATGCTATCATAGAGTTACACGTACATGATTTGAATAACCGTGATGGAGAACTACATGATGAAGATCAGTGAGTCAACTTTTGACGTTCTGAAAAACTTTTCGACTATTAACCCTTCCCTTGCTTTTAAAAAGGGAAGCAAACTGAGGACAGTTTCTCCTCAGAAAAACATTCTTGCAGAGGCGACAATTTCGGAATCTTTCCCTGTCAATTTTGGAATCTATGAACTTAACAAGTTCCTTGGATTGACCACTCTGTTTGATGACGCAGATTTCCAGTTCGAAAACACTGCAGTCAAGATTAAAGAGGGTAGAAATATTGCATCGTATACTTATACAGATGAGTCAATGATCAATACCCCTCCCGATAATAACATTGAACTCCCATCGACAGATGTCGAGTTCTCTCTTAACAAAGACTCGTATCGTAAAGTCCTGACAGGAGCAAATCAATTGCAATTGCCAGAAGTCGTCGTGCGAGGAAAAGACGGTGTTATTTCTTTGGTTGCTACTGACACGAAGAATCCTACCACTAATGAATACTCAATCGAAGTTGGCACATCTCCTGCAGTGTTTCAGTTTGTCTTTAAGACGGAGAATCTGAAAATGATTGTAGACGACTATGCTGTAAAAATTTCTAAAACAGGTATTGCAGAATTTAGTGGTAGTCGTGTAAACTATTGGGTAGCAACTGAAAAGGATAGCACCTATGACATCTAAAGATTTTCTCTGGGTAGAGAAATATCGTCCTAAAAAAATATCAAGAACAATATTGCCCTCGGAACTTAAGAGTACGTTTCAAGAGTTTGTCAATCAGGACAACGTTCCTAATTTGATCCTGTCTGGATCTGCAGGTATTGGTAAAACTACCGTTGCAAAGGCAATGCTAGAAGAAATCGGTGCGGACTATATCGTAGTTAACGGTTCCGATGAGGGTCGGTCGATTGACGTATTGCGAGTCGAGATTAAGAACTTTGCATCATCCGTCTCATTTAGTGGTGGACGCAAGTATGTCATCATTGATGAAGCAGATTACCTAAATGCGAACTCTGTACAACCCGCACTGCGTAACTTTATGGAAGAGTATAGTTCGAACTGTGGGTTCATTCTTACATGTAACTTTCTCAATAAAATTATTGAACCTCTACACTCTCGTTGTTCAGTTATCGAGTTTAAGTTGCCAAAGGAAGAAAAGACACAGATTGCATCTGACATCTATAAACGATGCAAAGAGATCCTCGATTCCGAAAACATCGAATACGATAATAAAGTTGTGGCAAAGGTTGTGACAAAATTCTTTCCCGATCATCGTCGTGTTCTCAATGAACTACAAAGATACTCAGCAACAGGTAAGATCGATGCGGGTATTCTGACGAACTTTGACGACGTGAGTATTACTTCACTTGTCCAGTCGTTGAAGAATAAAGAGTTTTCGGTAGTAAGAAAATGGGTATCTGAAAATGTTGACAGTGACTGCTCTCACATTATACGTAAAATTTATGACAGTATGAATGATCATATCAAACCTCAAAGCATACCACAAGTAGTAGTCACTCTTGCTGACTATCAATACAAGTCTGCGTTTGTTGCTGATCAAGAGATTAATCTGATGGCGATGCTTACTGAAATCATGGTAGATTGTGAGTTTAACTAATGAGCAATCCATTCGACTATCTCAACAGCATCAATGTATCAAAAACAAATATGATGCGAGGAACAGATAATGACAAGTTAGCAGAGAAAGATTACAATTCATTTCTGATCAACCGTGGACTATCATATCATCATGATACTGTTGCGATTGCAAACGAAATGAATATGAGGCACGACTGTCCAAACATTATGCAATATGAGTTTTTACTAAATATAGTACGTAAGAAAAAACGTTTTGCTAAGTGGAATAAGAAAGAGCATGAAGGTGATTTGGAAGCAGTTAAAGAATACTTTGGTTACAATGACACAAAGGCACGCCAAGCACTCGCCATCCTAACCCCCGAACAATTGACCCAAATAAGAATAAAACTACAGAAGGGTGGAAAAGATGGTTGAAGATATGATTGAGGTTGTTCTCAAAAATGAGGATGACTTCCTAAAAATTAGAGAAACTTTGACGAGGATTGGTGTAGCATCTAAAAGAAACAGAACAATT